CTCTTTACCTCCCACGTAGGTGAGGCGGCCCGGAACGTGGGTCCGGGCCGCCCCGTCTATCAGCAGTAGCCGAGATCGGCCAGCTGCTTGCTCAGGTCGGCGACCTTCGCCTCGTCGCCGTTCATCTGCGCCGTCTGCAGTTCCGCCATCAACTGGTGGACCGCCGGGTCACCGGACTCGCTCGCGCGGGCCAGCACCGGCTTGGGGTCGGGCGCCTTGCGGGTTTCCGGCTTCGGGTCGGGCATCAGCTCGACACCAGCAGCCGGAACGCGAGGTCGTTCGCCGACGACCCGCCGATGCGGGAGTAGGCGAACAGGCCGCGCTGGCCGGTCGGCATGCCGTAGGCGGAACCGGCCGTGGCCTGCTGGAAGATCTGCGGGATCAGCTCGACCGACATGCCGCCGCGGCGGGCGATCACGTAGTTCGAGAAGTCGCCCGCGATGGCGTAGCCCTCGGTCGCCGTGGTGACCGTGGTGGTGGTCGGCATGTACGGCGACTCGTAGACCGGCCGCTGGAACAGCTCCTCCACCGCGCCCTGCGGCAGGTTCACCGTGTACGCGTGGTAGACGTTGGCCGCGCCGAGCTGCCGGATGGAGTTGTTCACGGCCACGTTCATCAGCCACGACGCGTTGCGCCGGTTGCGCTGCGGGATGGCCTGCCACACGTTGTACGGGTCGTTGACGGTGATGCCCGGGTTGGTCGCCACCTTGACCCGGACGTTCGTGTTCGCCGACAGGCAGGTGAGGATGCCCTTGGGCTCGCCGGTGCCGGACCCGCGGGTGAACTTGTCGACCAGCAGCTCGTCGTAGCCGGACGCCAGCAGCGCCTGCATCTCGCTCGCGAAGCCGGGGTAGTCCATCCCCACCTCGATCGAGTACGGGATGAAGCCGCGGGCCATGAACACCGACACGATCGGCTGCGCCAGGGTCGGGCTGTCGTCGCTGACCGCCGCCGCCTCGGAGTCGAACGACCAGGTGACGCCGGCCGAGCTGACGCCCTTCCAGACGTTGGTGTTGACGTCGACCTGCTTCGCGATGGACAGGAACGGGTTCCCGCTGCCCTGCGCCGTCATGATGATCGACGGGTCGATGAAGACCGGGATGCCGAAGCCGCCGGCGGTGGTGGTGCCCTCGCTCGCCGCCCGGTACTCCTGGTAGGCGCGGACCGCCTGCCGCTCGTCGTCGGACAGCAGGCCGACGGCGTTGGGGTCGGTGACGAGCTTCATCCACGCTTCGCGGTAGTGCTCGTTCTCGGTGACGAGGATGCGGCGGGCGATGTCGGGGTTGCGGCGGATCTGCTGCTCGACGTGGTCCTTCTCGTCGGAGCGCAGGTGCGACGCGGCGTTGCGGTCGTCGAGCGTCCGCAGCGCCCGGTCCCGGGCCTCGGCGTTCGGCATCCGGCGCACGTCGCCATAAGCGTCGTCGCTGCCGGTCTTGATGTTCGCCAGCGCCCGCTGCACCGCGGCGGGCTTGCGGCGGAAGATCTCCTGGATGTTGCGGTGCTCGTCGATCTTCGCGATGGCCTTGTCGCGCAGCTTCAGGCCGTAGTCGAACGCCTTCTGCTCGTCGGCGCTCTTCTCGCGAAGCTCGCCAGTGTCCTCGTCCTGGTGCAGCGAACGCAGGTGCGCGCAGCTCGTCGGGGGTGGAGTCGCCGGCGAGCGCCGTGACGTCCTTGCCGCGGAGCTCTTCGAGAATGTCGGTCACAGGATGCCTCTCAGGCGAAGCGCGTCGGAGTCGGCGCGCGAACGGGTCGGAACGGTTGGCCGCTCGCCGTTTCCTGGCTGCGTACCTGCGGGGTCACCGCCGTCGGCGCTCCGCGCGCCGGTGGCGGTGAGGTCCAGGCCTGCGTGGGTGCGGAGCTCTTCGGCGAGCTCGCGCAGCATCAGGCGGTGCTCGTCGGGGGTCAGCTGCGCCAGCAGCGACCGCACACCGACGGAGGTGGAGTCGTAGGCGGGGAACACAACCGGGCCGAGCTCGTACAGCGGATCGACGCGCAGGATCGTGCGCTTCAGCGGCCCCCGGTCGCCCGGGTTCCACAGCAGCTGATCCAGTTCGCCTGTTTTGATCGTCACGCCGGCGGCGTCCGTCCAGCGCTCATCGGCGACCTGGAAGCGGAACGACATGCCGTTGATCGCGCCGCCCTCGATGGCCTGTCTGATCGGTTCGACCACGTCGTTGTCGAATAGCCGGGCCACCACGTGCAGACCCTGGTCATCTTCCTCGAGCGTGTCGATCGAGCCGATGGGAACACTGCCGGTGCGCTCATCACGGCCATGGTCGAACTGCAGGACCGGCATGTGACTGCGGATCGTCCGCCGGAACGCGCCGGGTGCGATCTCTTCGTCGAAGTCGCCTTCCCATGAGCAGATGTGCGCGGGGGTGTTGAACATCGCCGCGTAGCCGTCCAGTGTCCGACCGTCCCCACCATCTCCCGACATTGCCCGGAACTCGGTGGCGCGCATGCAGATCGCGGGCGGCTTCGACAGGGTGGACGTCACGGTGTGCCTCCGGTCGGTGGGGGAGCGGGAGCCGTTGTTCCCGGCGGCTGGAGTTGAACGGAGACGAGCCCGGTATGCCGGAGATCATTGGGATTGCCGCTGATGGCGTAAGCCTTGATCGAATCCGTCTCGTAACCCTCTTTGGTCAGGGTCGCGATAGTGATGGCCTGCATCTGCGTGATCTCGGCGACGTCCTTGGCGTCCTCGCGCAGGATCGGCATGTCCGCCGTGTCGAACCACAGCTCGGCGTCCTGCTGCCCGGTCCGCGGGTTCTTCGGCCGGACCATGATCGATTCGATCGACGCGCACAGGTCCTGCAGCGACGGATAGATCCACGAGTCGGCGAAGATCCGCCGGGCCATACCGAAGTTGCCCGCGTTCAGCGACGACCCGGCCAGGCCCTCCGAGATGCCCAGCAGCGGCGCCGGGACCCGGCCGAGCATCGCGATCCGGGTCTCACCCGCACCCTGGGTGGCCTTGAAGTCCAGCTGCTTCAGATCGGAGCCGACAACCGTCGCATCCGCGCCGGCGGCCAGGTACAGCGTCCGGTAGGCGTTCGCCACGCCTGCGTGGCCCCGTTCGAGCTGATCGACGATCTCCTTGAACTGCTCCTGCGACGCCGCAGAGATGCCCTTGACCACCATGTTCGGGGTGGCCCCGTTGGTGAAGAACTTCAGCTTGTGCTCGGTGGCCGCCCGGTCGCCCTGGATGTCGGTCAGCGCGGCGGTGATCCACGACTGGCCCATGCCGGGGCAGGCCGGGTCGGGGATCTGCGACCAGTGCGCGAACTCGTCGGGCAGCAGCGTGTTCATCTGCCCGCGGCCGACCCCGATGCCGCCGTTCTGGTAGACGAGGCCGAGAAGCTCGCCGTCCAGCGCGGTCGCCGCGATCTCCTCCGGGTCCTGGTTCGACCCGAAGATCAGGCCGCACCAGTCCGGGCGAAGCACCCGAAGCCGGTCCGGGCGGCGCGCCACGAACGCGTTGCCGGCCAGTCCGGAGTGCCACTCCATCGTTGCGACCAGGTCGCCGGTGGTCGCCTTCGGCCACGGCCGCTCGAGCACGCCGAGCTCCCGGTTGCCGAACAGCCGGCGAGGTGTCGGCGACGACGGCAGGTTCCGCCAGGTGAACCGCATCCCCGACAGCACCAGCGCCCGGACCATCTGAGCGGCGAACGCCGGCGGGCACCAGCGCAGCGCCGCCTCGTAGCCGGGCAGGGTCGCGGCGATCCGCTGGACCTTCTGCCCGGCCATGGTCTGGGTCAGGCCGGTCACGGTCTGGTTCAGGCCGACCGGGTAGGTGGTGCCGTTGTACTGAAACTGCGACGGGATCAGGTATTCGCCGAGCCACTGGTCGGCTGAGAAGCGGCTCTCGTCGCGACCGCGGGCAGCGGCAATTCTTTCCAGCAGGCCCACCGGTCACTCCGTTTCTGTCACGTGCGAGCGGCGGTGCGGGCCTCCTGCCAGCCCACCTTCACGGCGGCGGCACACCAGGCCGCGACGAGCCACAGCCCGGCGGCGGCCTTGTAGCTGATCCAGCCCAGCCCGAACAGCAGTCCGGCGATCACGGTCAGGACGGTGCGCCAGAAGTGGATCTGCCGGGCCTCGACGGTGATCCGTTCGGTCAGGGCCTCGTCGAAGAACGTCATGGGGTCTCTCTCTCAGCGCCAGGACGCGAAGAACGGCTGGACCTGCTCGGGCTGGCGCGACACGACATGGAATGCCTTCGCGGCGCCGGACAGCGGCCCGATGTCGGCCGCGGATCGGCGATGGAACACGCGGGTGTCGCCGACGGGCC